TAAAGGAGGCATTACCTTCGAATAAGGATGTTTGGGCGATGGGTGAATACTGGAAACAATATTACAATACGCCATTAGGCAGAGGGACCGTAAAGGAGTTTGTCGAGAACTATAAAAAATATTGTTTATAACAATGTTTCGGGAGGGGATAGAAGTACCACATTTAAATTAAGATTATGAGTGAAAGAAACACAATTTCGGCAATGGTATCAGTATTCATGAGTGGTTTTATGGATTTTATCGAACCTTTAAAATGGTTCATGTTGCTTGCACTGATATTAATTATCGTAGACCTGAGGTTTGGGATAGCGGCATCCAAGAAAAGGGGTGAAAGAATCCGGTTTTCACGGGCTGGGAGAAGGACTATCAACAAAATGGTAGATTACTTATGCTGGATTCTTCTTGCCGGAGCTATAGGGAAGACATTTGGAGAACCTTTTGACATTCCGCTGCTTCCTTCTATTGTCCTGTTGGTCATATACGGGTTTGAGATAAATTCCTGTTATGGGAATTACTTTGAAGCTCACGGTCGGCATGTAAAGGTCGATATTTTTAAATTTTTCAGGCGGAAGTCTGATATTATTGACATAGAAGAAAAAACAGAAAAATGAGGATAATAATTATACTGATAGCCCTTTCTATATTCTCCTGCCGGAGTATTCAGTACGTGCCGGTAGAGACAGTAAAGACAGAGAAAGAATACATTGACAAGATAAAGCGGGATAGTATCTATGTACGCGACAGTGTATTTGTTCTTGTTAAAGGCGATACAGTTTTCAGGGACAAATATCATATTGTGTATCGTGATAGGCTTATGCATGATACGGTAAATATAAGCAAAACAGATAGCATCGCGGTCCCCTATCCGGTTGAAGTTGTAAAAAACAAAGTACCAAGCATTATGTGGTGGCTTATCATTTTACTGGCAGCATTCAGTATACCGTCAGTATTAAAGATTATCCGGTTTATCCGGGGCAAAATATAAAAAGAAGCCCCACTTCAAAAATATAGCGTACCACCACTACATCCTGTCTGTAAGACTTCTTTCGGGGAGTTTTACGGACAGGATTTTTATTGGTTGCACTTTTTGAGAAAAATTTATGAAAAAATTACAAAGACCGAGTACGATGGTGCGTAACAAACAAGTTATCAGCATATATGAAGAATTAAAAAACTCAGAAAAATATTCAGATTTTTTCCATTTGCTTCCACGTTCTTTCATATATGATAAAATAAAGGAACAGACCGGGCTGTGTCACAAGACAATTGCTGACATACTAAATCACCGCGAAAAAGAAGAGTGAATATATATTCAAGACATGATACTGAAATAAAATAGTCTATTTTAGGATTTGGGTTAATCCATTGAGAATCAGGTTGCGGATTTTGCCGGAGCGATACGAAATCTTCCTTCTCAATAAAATCTCTTCTTAATGCCTCAACTGCGTCGGATTTCTTTGTGTAAACCAATGGCCAAACATCTTCCAAGTTTACCGGAAATTCTTCTTTTGATTTTGCTAACTTTAGAACAGCCTTGAAATAATCTTTAACTTCATTTTCGCTACTTTGTTTTGTTAATTGTATTGTTTTCATATCTTTGAATGTTTTTTGCAAAGACTGGGACGGCCAAATCACAAGTCAATGCAGTTAAAAGGAAAGGGCAAAGGAGAAGTTACCAATTGTAGGAGCCGTAACTAATCCAATGCCCTTTTTAAATATCTTTCCTCGGAGGCTCCTACACGACCGATTTGTTTTCTACTACAAAGCTAACCCTTATCATTATTATATGCAAATCACAAAATTTTTCAAATTGCTGATTATTACACTATTTACGATTCCAAAACGATAATGTAATGGCTTCCACTCAAAAAGTTATATTTCTGACTACCAATACTTTATTGGTCTATTTTCTATTCCACTGAAATAATCAGCCTGATTAGTTAACTAAATTACATTATTAAAAATAGTTAAATACTACAACTCATTAGTAATCAACATAATATTCTTTGTTAAATTTTCTTTAATAAGTGTATTGATGGACTGAGATAACCATTGTATTAAGGGATGGATTTTAATAGCATCCATTGCAACATTACTTATCATATAAAACTTTCTTTTTTATTGGAAATTTATTCTGTCTAAAGTCCTTAAACTTCTATTACATAGGAATGTAACTTTTTACAAAACAGTTGTTTATGTCGAATTTTGAAATGTCCGGCAATGTTGCCGGGGTAATTCAAAATTCGATAAAAATGAGCGAATCAAAAACTTTTGTTTTCCCGGAAAGCGGGAACGGAGGCGGAAGTGGAATGTTAGCCATGTTGGCTCCTTTGCTTCAGCAAAAAGGGATCGATCCGAACCTACTTGTAGCTATGCAAGGCCGTAATAATAACGGATTCGGTGGAGAAGGCGGATGGTTTATTTGGGTTATTTTCTTATTCTTCCTCATGGGTTGGGGTAACAACGGATGGGGAAATGGTGGCTTTGGCGGTGGCAATGGAGCAGCAGGAATCCCCAATCTGATTAACAACGACACAGGGAGGGAGTTACTAATGAGTGCCATTCAAGGGAACGGTCAGGCTATCAACAATCTGGCAACAAATCTGAACTGTTCAATCGGTCAGGTTCAGCAGGCTATCAATGGTGTAATGTCACAGATTCAACAGGTGGGAAATCAGGTAGGGCAGAGTTCTATGCAGATTATTAACGCTATTCAATCCGGTAACTGTCAGATTGCACAACAGATTGCATCATGCTGCTGTGAGAACCGTCTGGCTATCTGTCAGCAGACAAACACCCTGCAAAATGCAATTAATGGTGTTGCAACTGGGCAGGAAAGAGGATTTGCATCCGTGGCCTATGAGACACAACGTCAGACCTGTGACTTGCAAAATTCCATCAAGGAAAGCACACAGCAGATTATTGCCGGCCAACGTGCTGCCGAAATGCGTGAGATGCAGAACAAAATTGACAAGCTCCGTGAAGAAAACAGCACTTACAAGAGTTCAGCTATGACTTCTCAAATTGTAGGCCAGGCTACCGCACCTCTTGGAGCCGCTTTGACAGATTTAAGCGCACGCCTTGCCAAGATTGAATGCAAGCAGCCGGAAACTGTGACTGTGCCTTACAGTCCTATTGCGGCAGTTCCCAACTGTGTGGCATACCAATACGGCTTGTATGGTGGTTTTAATCCTTATGCTGCCGGTAATGGCTTTTGGGGTTAATTGAGAAAGGAGGCTATTATGGCAGTATATCCTTTTCAATTCGTAAACCGTAGGGGCTCTGCGGCTATATCGACCTCGGGCGTAACGGTCAATACTGCTAATGTGGTGTTTTCCTTCCCCAATCATGCTTTTGTGAACGCATGGTACAGAGGGACGATATACATTAACATTGCCCAGACGATACCTACCGGGACAACCGGCACACTTCCCATTCTGTTCGAGACCAATGGGGCTACCCAGGCGATCACTAAATATAACGGGGGAACGCTGACTGTGGCAGACATTCCCGGTACTGGTGTGTATGAGTTCTGGTTTGACCGTGCAACCAACACGTTGCAGATTATGACCGGAGTGGTTTAAAACAACTAAGGACGGGAGAAATCCCGTCCATTAAAGAGTTAATTAATTATGCCTTTTCAGAATTTAAGAATAAACAGCGAGTTCTTTGTCCTTCATAAGGACGGCACTCCATATATTGAAGTCGGTTCCGTAACCGGGGTTTCCAATCCCGTACCGGAGTTTATGCAACAACCTCTTCCTTATGGACAACCTCCGAGAATGGTGGTCGACATAACAATCAAGGTCGGGGAGCAGACTGTCACTTTCCAGAAAATACCGGCAATGTCAGACATTGCTGATGCGAACTTTCCCGGTGGTGGGAATATGGTGATATCCGGTTCACGGGAATCTATGAACGCGGAAGTTGCTGCAATGAGAAACCGTTCATCGGAGATATTAGGCAGCGTAGACCATCACCGTTCAGTTCTGGAGTCTTGCGACAAGATGCTTCAAATTCTTAATCCGGAATTTGCAGAGCGCCAACGTCAGGATGCAGAGAATAAAGCCCTAAGACAAGAGTTGAGTGAACTGAAAGCAATGATGGCTGATTTCTTTAAGTCTTCCGAAAAGGCATCTGGTAGTAACAATTCTAAAAAACAATAAGCTATGTATATGGTAGAAATATCTGAAAACAAAGTCGAGAAGATGTCCGACTATGCAGAAAAGATGCTTCGCTATGGTGGCAAACTGATGCAATGCCTGGAGGAACTTTCTGAAGGGGAAAGCATGGGGCAACGCGAGTACGACGAAGATGATTACGACGATGATGAAATGGGTGAACGCGGCGGGTATGGCCGTGGTGGATACGGAAACCGTGGAGGTTATCCCGGTGGAATGAACCAAAGACGCGGTGTAAGAGGTACCGGAAGATACTCCCGTTATCGTTAATGTTTAATAAGAGGTGCGGATTATTCCGCCCTCTTTCAAAAATAAAAGATATGCACAAACAACCACTTGATTCATACGATGAAATCCCTGCTGAGATGAGATCATATCTCAGACATAACGGATGGAATTTTAACAAAAAAGCTTGTGATCTGGCTGTACATGGTATGAAAAAGATAAATCCTGCAACGGGGAAGAAAGAACGAATTGAACCCATGACCAAGGAACAGGTAGAAGAATTACTTTCTAAAAATGGAGTTAAACTCGAACATAATGTAGGATATAATTTTGTCTACGTATGCAATATGGGGCGGGCGGACTATTTAAAATCAAGCATCCCGGACGAGCAGCATTTAGCTCTTTATGTGAAAGACGTTATTGATGATCCTGACAATGAAGGCGGCAATGTGTTCAGGAAATGGTATGCAGATTGTGTCGCTAAGGGTGAACCGGTAGAATGGGAGGAAATGATATAATATGATCCGGCAGAGGTTTGAACTAGGTAAACATGATTGGGAAGTATTTGTCTATTATGCGGTAGATACTTATTATGTAAACGAGATTATGGACAGGCTATTCAGTATCGGATGCCGTGACGAAAATATCCGTACTGCATATAATAACCTTACTGCCGGGCAACTCGATACCGGACTGACCTATTCAAACTATGCAACCCGTCAGACTGTAATGGTAATAGCTATTACTTCTTCCGCAAAAGAGTTTGAAAAATCATGGCGGCATGAGTGCGGACATCTTGCTACACATATTTGTCAGGCTTTTGATATTACGCCATACGGAGAAGAAATACAATACCTAGGACAGGACATTGTGGAAGCGACATGGGACATAGCAAAGAACTTCCTTTGTGAGTGTCATTGTTGCAAGAAAAAGAAAAAAGAATTATTAAAATGAAGAATAAACAGCTGAAAAAAGCATTGAAAAGCAATACACCAATAAATAGTCTGTATGCTTTAATTCCTGCCGGACAACGGGATGCATTTAAGAAATTTGCAGCAATGTTCGGATTTAATGATGAAAAGATAAAAAAGATACTGGCAAAAGAAAAGAATTAAACACACCATGACCGAAAAGTTTGACATACTTGTAAACTTAGCCGACAACGCAGCAAGCAGCTATATCAGCGAAATAGCCCTGTTTGCTTTAAGATGCCTGTAAGGCCGCGTAAATATTTAGTCGTGAACATATCGGAAGGT